GATGTAACCAGCTTTGAAGATATAGCTCGTACAGGTTTAGGTTCATCTGGTCTTAAAGCTATAGCCGAGAGCTTTATATTTATGTCTGATGGTACTATTACTAATAAACGTGGGCAGGTGGTAGCTAAAGATTTTGGTCCGTTTGATATGGTAACTCGTATGTTAGGGTTCTACCCATCTGCGGCTACTACCCAGTACGATATTAACCGTATGACTCAACGTGCTAGAGATTACAGTAGGGTTATTAAAGAAGGTTTTGTTGCACGATACCGCAAAGCTGATACAGCAAAGGAACGTCGCCTTGTTAGACAGGAAGTCAGAGAGTGGAACCGAGATGCTGGTAAGAAGTCACCATTCTATATTCGTAACTTCACAGCTTCTGCAAGCCGTTCCGCAAGAGAGGCTAAACGTACTGCAACAGGGCGTTTATTAAAGTCAGCACCTAAGTCAGTGCGGGCTATGCAGAAAGACCTAATGCTTGCGTATGGGCTTGATACAAAAGGCAATCTTCCTGACAACCTTGACCGCGTTAACCAACGTTAGATAGCCGCATGGCCCCCAAGAATTTATTAATTATAGCTGTTACTTTAGCCGCACCATTACTGTTAATACTTTTGTCCTTGGCAGGGTGTCAATCTTCAAGGGCCCCCAGCGTTGCTCCGACAGTCATAGCACAACCTGTTCTACGGTGTGCTCCTGCTGATGCAGTGATTCTATTCCTAGACAGGAAGTTCAAAGAGAAGCCGGTATACTCAGGCGTGTTTGGTAATAGCATTGTGCTAACTGTATTCGTTAGTGATGCAGGTTCGTTTACTGTTGTACACACAGGAATAGCAAATGAGATAAGCTGTTTGGTAAGTAGCGGTAACAACTTTAAAAAACTAGAGTGGATAGAGGAAGAAAGAATCTAGCCCCCTACACTACCCCGATTTGTCCTAGCGTCATATCTTCTGCACCTTGTTGTGCAATGTCAAGGAAGCCTACCATCTCCATGTTACTAAGGTTAATGCCTAGCACATAATGCTGTCCTGCTTTGAGGTTAGTGTCCTTACTTATAGATACTTTCTTTGTACGAGGTGTGGCATCTGCGCCTACCTCAGCAACCTCACGACACAACGCGTTGTAGTCATACCCACGGCTAGCTACGTACTCTTTAAATTTCTTACGCACTAGCATCACTGTACCCTTATCAAACTTATCCATAGGGGCATTACGATACACATCAAATCGTGCTTTGATCTCACCCCGTGGCTCACGGTTAATGTCATGGGTTGCAGGGATGTTACCACTGGTTGTGTGCATGATGGTTAAAATGTCAGCGGCGTTCTCGTTTAGGTATTCTTTAATAATATCAAACCCAGTGATACGACTCTCGTCTGCCTTAGTACGAAGCCCCTCAATCTGGTCAACAACTAACCGTATACCAATAGCAAAGTCATAGGATATAAGTCCAATCTCTGTAGCTATCGTGCAGGCAACATGTTGTAGTACGAGTGCCGCCTCCCAGAAGCGCTCAACACCAGCAAATTTAAGCCCATATATTTTTGCAAACTGAAGCGTAGTCTCAGCTATACGTCTCTTCAACTCAGTCTTACCTAAACGTAAGTACTCTTTCATTAACAGGTCACCAACAACTCCGTGGTTATCTGATAAAAACTCTGAGAACTTACGACCTGCGTCACTAGTCTCCTTGAATAATTTATGAGGGGGCATCTCTATCTCTAATAGCCTTGCCATCTGTGCGCTAGTCTCTATGCCTGATGCCGCCATCTTGGAAGCAAAAGATATGTTGGTGGATACTGTCACACTTGTTGCCCACTCTTTGGCATCTCGTTCACCGCCAGTGCGTGTGAGTCGTTGCTTGTCCTTACCTTGTGTCACCCAGTAACAGAAATTACCTACGTCCTCCATCATGGTCGCTTCGTCTATAGTCATAGGCAGATTACAATATGTACCCAACCTGTTAAACAAAGCATTGTGCGTGAACTTAGCCGCAAAATGTAGCTTGTCTGGGTTACCCCATACGCTCTGCATAAACAACTGGGCAATAGATTTACCACTACCTGACGGACCAAACAGGGAAATGGTCACACCTTTAAGACCAATCATTGCCCATAGTGGTGCGGCTAGAGAGTTGTTAATTGCGAATATATGATGTGGTAGGTTTGCTGTCTGCAACACGTTGGTAGCACTTGTCCATGCGTCAGCAGAGCCAGCCATGCTGTACATCTTACTGCCCATGTTAGACGCAGAGTATGACAGGGACACATCTTCTACAGTTATAGTGCCGTCTTCTTTCCGTTTATATAAACGTTCGCCAATAACAAATTGGCTGAAGTTATCCTTCCATCCCATGACCCCATGAATGTTAGACATTGATTGAGTCTTGCGTAGTTCGTCCATGTATCCACGTAGCATGTATTGAAATCCTTGTATCTGCTTCTCAGTCTTAAGAACTATCCCCTGATCTGCAATAACAGTGGGGAACTCTCGGCTCTTAGAGTTGAGATGTGCTTGCCTAAATACTAAGTCTTGCCATCCTTCATGTGGCCTCTTCCATTTAAATCGTACGGTCTCGTAGCCTAAGCTATCGTCACGCCCATAACCTACTGGGTATATAAGGAACGGAGAAATTTCTACCTCTGTGCCATCTATTGCCTGCACTATAATATCACCAGATACCTTGAATGGTTTAGGAGGGCTAACCCTATGAGCCACTTCATCAGGAGCATCTGCCGCCATCTTGGTTTCTTTATACACCCTACCACACATAGCTGGCGACGTAATGTTTCCCTTCAATGGGCATTTGTCACAGCCCTTCGGCTTATCCTCCTCCAACTTCTTGCAGGTTGCTGGTCCTGTAGTCCGTGCTTGCCACTGACGTAATTTATTAAGTGTGCTAGCCTCGTTATAATCTGGGTGGTTCATGCTCCAGTTCTTAGCTGTCTCTTCTGGATTCTGACAGTGTGCGGCAATACCGATCAGGCTATACCACATAGGCTCTGATACTTTATCTTGATTGTCCACACCCCACCGTACCTGCTGGCAACTATTATAAATAGTGTCAGGATTTGATGGTTCAAAGTCTTGTTTGATCTCAAACGTAGGGGCTGAATGTACAGCGCTCGGCGCTGTAGTTGGTGTTACAGCCCCCAAGATGTTCTGGAGTGTTTGTTTATCGTAGTCCGGGGCGTCACGTAAAAGTTTAACTTCCTTACCATTCTTGGGATTATGTGTCCCTACTGGACGCAACACCCTTGCGCTGTCTGCTGTAACCGCAGGGTCAAACAGAAACTCATTCACTTTAAACGTAGCCTTCAACGCATCAGCTAGTGGTTGCCACTCATTCTTAGGCAGGGCTTTATCAAGCACCCAGTATATATGAAGTCCACGACCAGACGATACGATCAAAGGCTCTGGCATCTTAGTGACGTTGATAAAATCTAGTAGAGCTTGTAGACCTAGAGCTTGGCTAGGGTAACCCTTGTCTGGTACCGGATCGCCATTCTTATCGACTTGATCTACTTTATCAGGGCCACAGTCTATATCTAAGAATAGAGTTTTAGATAGTTTAGTGTTGTCCTGAGTACGGTTAAATTTAGTTTTAAATGTTGATGTTGCGTAGTATGTGTTGTTGCCAGCTTCATCAAAGCGGTTACAGTTGGTTGCGAGTTCCTCCACGGAACCGAAGAACGTTTGTTGTGAGACAGAGCCGTTGTTTATTACAGTCGCACAGTAGAAGCCTTCGGCTGGGAGAACACGCTTAAGAAAACTTAGCGTATCCATTGACATATTTCCCCATGTTATATTCTGAGGAGGACCGAAGCCCCCCTCGAATATAGATGTTACTCTTCTTCTTTCGTTAACTCAAGTAACGTATTGAACCGTTGCGCTGGAGCCATAGCAATTACCTCTGGAGCAGGCCACGGTTGCTCATCATCAGCTACCAGTACGAACAGTTTCTTTAGTGCCGCACGTACCATCAGGTTGTTTCCCTTGCGGATAGGCTTTCCTTTAATCCAGCCTCCATATGTCACTCGAGACACCCCAAGAAATTTAGCCATTTGAGATGCGTTAAGTAACATATGTTTCCGAAGAGCCTCAACACCATTAAAGTCAATGGGCTTTGCTTCTTCTGTGTTAGGCATCATCTGCCTCCACTTGCGCCATTAGTGCAGTGATCTCATCAGCTAGACCAGCGGTACTAGCGTCAGCAACAGGTGCGGCAACAGGCTCCTCTGCTACTACAACTGGTGCAGGTGCAGGTGTAGGTACAGGCTGTGCAACAGGTTCTGGTACGAGTGTCGGTGTAAATACCGGTGCTGCTTCGACAACGGTTGGAGTGTCTTTAATCTCCGCAGCCGGACCTTCAACAGTAAATCCATCCTCTGAATCAAACCCAAACTTGGTAGCACCATCAGCACCTTCAACATACTCAATGATCTGCACTGCTCTTAGTCTAAGTGTAACCCCTGCTCCAATTGAGGGGCTAGAATAAAAAGCAATAGAGCCATTTACCTTTATGGCTGAACCCCCATAGATATTATGAGAGGTCATCATGTTACCCTTACTATCAAATACAGCAGGTTTATATGCGGCCTTTGATTTAAATTTTATAATGACGTTACCAGTAGGCTCACCAGTAGTATCATCCACCTCGTCATGGTATGGCACAGGAGCTTGTTTAACTTCTTTCTTAGATTTCTCTATTACCCCTTTAATACCACTAAGAATTTCCGCGTTAATAAGTTTAATAACAGGCTCTGCCTCTGCTTTAGGTATGCAAAGATTAACCTTATATACTCCAGCCTCATCAAACTTAGTGTCAGGCTGACTAATATATGGGAAGTAAGCAACGCCTTTGGGTGTAGTAAAAGTTTTATTCATTGTAGTAGGAACCTCCTAAGTTCACTGTAAACCCTGTCTCATCTTCAAAACCAAAGTCAGATGCAACAGGAAGTTGATTAGATGAGATTGAAACACGCACAGGTATCTCACCAGTTATCTGTTTAACCTGTTCAGACCCGAATAGTTTATCTATTGCAGGCTGAGTCTCGTCGTTAATAAACCCACCAAACTTAAAGTTAAGTTTTGGAAAGGAAACGTTGGGAGCAAAAGATATACTGGTCTTTACTATGTCAGACGCAATCCCTCTCCCTTTAAGTTGTTTGTCGTATTTATTTAATTCTGTAAGAGAAGTTGCTGTGACTTCTAGCAGATAGACCATACCCTCTGGCTCATCAGCAAGAACAACGGCTAACCGTTTCTTATCAGCGCAAGATTTAGTTCTCGTACCGTGAGGGGTAACCCTGCTACCCCATGAGTTTCTATGGCAACTAGCACACAAATCATTTTGTGGCTGTAGGCTTTTGGTGTCAGGCTTTAACCCATTTAAAGTAAAACAATCTGGGGTGGTATTACTAGAGTCAAGACTCCATTCGTCTGAATACCAAGCCTTAGATAAGTTTGGGTTTGCACCGACTACAACAACTTCTATAGCGTCGGTCGAGATGATTGAAACCTCACCGTCTACAACAGTATTAAACATAGAGCTTCTAAGTGATATGCGAGGTATAGTTTCCATGTTATTACCTATGTCTTGGGCTTTGTGCCAAGGTCAACGTCCGTAAACATTTCTTGTTGTCTTGGGACATCCAGCTTTGCACGGGCTTGTTGTGCTATAATCTCTTCTGCAATACCTACAGCATCTTTAGCATACGTAGTAGTAGCCTCCCCTGTAACTGTCTCCAGTAGGAAGCCGTTAGATATGGCATAGACTTTCATTACAGCCTCCATACCTTTAAGCCTTCTTAGTTGGGCGGCGTACGCTGACACTAATCTTAGTGCCAAAATTTACACCACTTGGGATAGCCCCATTAGCATCAATGTATTCACGCACTGCCTTTTTATTGACAGCTTTGTTTAACATATCGTAGGCATCGTGTGTCTTAATAAAGTCAAGGACTGCATCCCAATCACCAACGCTAGCGAAATCAGCGGTGGACATGAACGCTGTACCTGCATCAGTCTTGAAAGACTTGACACCTGTCTCCTCAGACTTAGCCTGTATCCAAGCCTCTAACTTAAGCATCTTCTCTTTGATGCCAGCTAGTCGGTCCTTAACATCAGCTTCGACCACTTCTTTCTGCGCTCTTAACTTAATGTAAGTATCAATGACAGCATCTACTGTTAATTCTTTTGACATATCTACTCCTCTTGTTCTTGTTGTATCAGGTCTAGCAACAGCCCTTGTAGCCGTTGCTTGTTCTCAAGGCGTTTATACATTTTACGCTCTAGCTTCGTAGCTTCTATATGGACTACGTTAGAAGTATGTCGCTTACCAATTCTTTCTATACGCCCGTTGGCTTGTACATACTGTTCGTTACTTGTTATCGGGCCGTACCAGATGATGGATGAAGCCGCTGTTAGCGTCAGCCCATGTGCCATAGTAGCAGGGTGAGCTAGAATAATCTTAGGATCAGAACGCTCTTGAAAACTTTGGAATATAACATTACGTTTCTTACTGGTAACTGCTCCGTTAACTACACCAATTGTGTAATGTTTTGACAGTTCCTTTTCTAGCATATGTAAAGTTCCTGTCAAGGGAACAAATACAATAACCTTACCTCCAACTTCTTCTATAGTGTCCAACACCGCACGAACCCTAGGTTTACAATCAAGCTCGACGTTTTCCCCAGCATCATTATAAGCTACACCGCAAGCTATCTGTACTAGCTTCTGTAACTTTACAGCTTCGTTAACTGCGGTGATCTGCTCACCACCAGCTACATCAGTAATAAATGCTTTCATCATTCTGTCGTAGTGCATCTGTTGTTCTGGTGTTAGCTTAACCTCTCTTGTCTGGTACACAGTAGGTGGCAAATCAAAACACTCATCACGCGTATACCTTACTGCTGGTTGTAGAACATGTTTCACTGTGTCAAGTGCAGTCTCTCTAGGTTGGTATGACCACCGCCCTAACTTCTGCATTACCTGATCTCGAAACCCACCGTATGTACGTGGTGCATAAGGACTATCAACTAACTTGGCAAGGGACCATGCGTCAGTAGGGTTGTTAGGTGTAGGTGTGCCAGTCATAAGCCACAACCTAACATCAGGGTTAGAGTTCATCCATTTACTGAATAGTCTGAAACGTGTTGTGTTAGGTGTGCGATAGACAGCCGCTTCATCAATGATAACTAAGTCAAACATACCTATTGCTTCATCAGATATAATAGAGAAACCGTCATGGTTAACGATATAGAAGTCAACGTCTGTAGCCAGTAGCTTCTTACGCTTCTTGGCTGTGCCATGTAAGACAACATGGTTTCGGTGTATCATACCTTTAAAAATAGCGTCACCCCATACACGTTCCAGTGTAGATAAAGGGGAGATGATAAGTACTTTATTAATGACACCCATCTTCATCATATAATCTGCGGCCCACAGAGCAGACTGAGTTTTGCCAGTGCCGATTTCATTAAGTACCAGTGCTTTCTTATTCATAGTAAGGAAAGCGGCAGTGCTTTTCTGGTGGGCATAGGGTGTAAAGTCTCCTATCCAGTCATAGTAGTGCATGATAGGGGCTGGGGCTTTGATGCCTAGGTTACGTAGCACTCGTACTTCCTCTGGCTTGTGAGGTAGCACCACTAAGTTATCATACTTAGGCATGATGTGCGCTGTTGGTATGCACTCCAGAACACGTTGTGGGTTGTTAAGTTTCAAAGCTATTGCTTTGGCCTCCTCAACTACAAGCATCTATCCAGTCCTCTACTTCCTTAATCGTGGCGTCATCGTATACAACGAAACACTTACCACCTGCACGTTCTATGTCACCCATGCACTTCTCCTGTAAGGCAGTGGGCTTTTTACTATGGTCAGCCTTAGCTTCGATCCCTAACAGATGCCCATTTACACAGGCTATTCTGTCAGGGATACCAGCCGATCCGAAGGGGCCAGCTTGGGGAGGGAAAGACCACACTCCCTGCTTACCCTTCAGCATTTTTTCTAGCTTCTTCTTTACTTTACCTTCTGGTGTATTACTCATAGATATAGTCTTACCTTACATCAGTGTCAAGTTTTATCTTCCAAACTCACATAAATCTTTTGCTGGACACCAAGGGCATAGACCACTGGGCTTGGGAGGCCATTGATCTTTAGCGAGAGATTGTTCGATGCGAGTAACCTTGCCCATCAACTTCTCCCATAGTTTATGAGTGTCCTCTCTCGTATAAGTTTCAGTATCTATCTTCATATCCTTAAGCCATATAAGCGAGGACTTCACACGCTGTACGTCTGGGTATAGCTTGAACACAAGTATGGCGAACAGTTCCATCTGAAAGAAATCAGGTCGGTACTTACCTGTCTTCCAGTCACCAACCACTGCCTCGGTTCCATTGATAACAAGTATGTCTAGCTTGGCTCTTAGCCATGCGTCAGCATCCCACCAACCTGTTGCTTTGAGGTCTTTGTTTAGGGTGAACTCTTGCTCTGCAACAAGTTCTCCTGCAAGTGTTAAGAACGCTACGGCCAGCGGTTCATACTTTGCACTCTCTTCCGGCAGGGGTGTACCTTCCTTAAGGCGTAGCTCAAGCTGTTCATGTATACGGTTACCATAAATGCTAGCCTCACCAAAGGAAGGCTTAACCTCCTTGGTAATACGTTGCATATAGTATTGCTTCGGGCAGTTATCATACTGCTTAAGAGCTGAGTAACTGTGAGCTAAGGGCTTAGTCACTTACATTCTCCGTAGTTATCACCAATGGCAGACTCGCAAGCCACTGGTAGTGTTGTTGCCCACGCTGGTGGGGTACTCATTATCTTCTCCACAACTTGTTGTGCTGTGTGTGCTTCATCAGACCTCGTGTTGATTATGATCTCATCATGCACTTGGAAGACAACATGGTAGTGTTGACCGACAGCAGTCATCTGGTCTGTAATAACAATACGTGCCAGTGCTTGAATAATATTCTCAGTCACCTTACCCCCATAGATATTAGTCCATGCTATCTCATCCGCTGTATTGTCTGTGACTCTAGCGGCTATGAACTTACGAAACGTACGTGCATCAGCTATATACCCAAACCCATTATCTCTTGCACGTAGCGCAGTGTAGCGTAGCACCATTGTGTTAGGTAGGACAACACCATCAGGGCTATAACCTATAAAGTTACCAACCACACCAGACTGACCATTAACCATATCTCTTAATAGCGTATTGCATCGTGTCCACAATGCTGTAATCATGGGGTATGTGTTTCTATACAGGTTGACTATACGCCTAGCTTCTCCTCCACCTATATCATTACTGGTCTGCAACTTAATAGTATCATGAAATTTTAAATGGCCCATGCCATAACCTAGACCTAGTATACAAGTCTTACCAACGAAGCGTTGTTCTTTAGTGATCTCTGTCTCAGGTATGTTATAAACCTTAGCGGCAAACTGTTTATAGACATCTTCACCACGCCTAAACGCTTCTACCAGATCATGTTGCCCTGCTACATATGCTAGCATACGTGCCTCTATCTGGCTTGAGTCGCAAGCGATTAGCTTATGCCCTTCAGGAGAACATATTGCAGTACGTATGACGTTGTTCCCGCGAGCGGGCAGGTTCTGTAGGTTTAGTTTGTCGCCTCCGCTGAACCGCCCAGTGTGTGCGCCGTAGTACTTAAGCATGATAGGCAGAGGCCCACGCTTAGATACCTCGATTAATCGTTGCGTCCTTGTCTCCTCTATGGTAGACTTGGTGCCAAGTCTAACGCCTACAATAGCACGTACCGCTGGCTTTTCATGGTCAAGCAAGTCCTTCATACCTTGGTCAGTCTTAGCAAATGCAAACGTCTCTTTGCCTGTGGTCAAGCTAGTCTTCATTGGTATATCCACGCCCATATAACATAGTAATGACGCAAACTTAGGGTTGCTGTTGAGTGATTTCTTGGCAACCTCTGGGTCACCATTACCCAACTTGTTGAGGAGTGCTAGCTTACGATCTTGCTCCGCCTTGAGGTGGGCTTCTAACTTAAACCTATCTAGCTCAATCACAGACTCAGTATACATACGTATGGTCTGGTCAATGACCATGAGTTCGCTGACAGGAAAACCTTTCCTTAGTTCCTTGAACAACTTGTATGTTAGTTCCGTATCGTTAATACAATAGTCACCGTACTGGGCTAAGTCAGTGGGCGTAAAGTCCTTGCGCCTCTTACCTAATGCGTCAATAACCTCAGTCCCTTTCTCACCTAGACCAAAGTTAAGCACTAGGTTTTTTAAGCTCCCACCTACTGTGACACTGTGCGTAGGCTTAGCCATCGACATGGTATCGAACCAGAACTTAGGCTTGATACCGAAGTGTTCTGATAGGATAAGCCCATCAAACGCTGTGTTGTGGCAGAGAATAGCCTTGTTGCTGTAGTCCAACGAGTTGAGGAACGTACGTGTACCCTCCATTGTACCGCTGAACCAATCAGTAGGGCCATCATTAACCTTGATTGACACACCAATCACCTCAAACTTATCATGCCTGACGTACTCTTCAGTGGTCATCTTACCAAGGCCATAGTCCTTAGAGTAATAGGTCTCAAAGTCTAGCGTTACTATGTCCATTACCTATCATCCTTACCTATGTTGCGTCCTTCATAGGCGATCAGGAACATGATACAGCATGCGGCATGCCATAGGTGGGGTCGGGAACTCTCAGCGTCAAACTTCTCACCACGCCACCAAGCCCACATATGACGCATCAATGCACCGAAGGGGCGTGACCAGTGCATGCCCTCCTCCCAATTACGTGCGCCATATTTCTCTGCACCGAACTTAAGTATGGTAGCTGTACCCTCAAGGAACTCAGGGGCTAACAGTTCGTATGGTATTTTATCTTGGTCAAACTTAACAGCTTGTCCCTCTGCGGCTTCTTTCCTAGACGGAATACGTACTCTCTTCTCTGACATAATTATCTCCTAGTGTGTATAGTTTAACACCCAAGCCACAATTAGTTGAGTGTGCATTGGCGGCTTCAACCGCTTCTTTTGCTGTTGCACCCATGAATAACGCACCATAGGCGAAGTCTCTACCTTCACCGAAGGCACAAGGTGTGCGTCCGTGTTCAATAGGTATTGGCCCTTGCTCCCACCTACATAGTCCATGTTCGGTTACGACTACAAAGTGGCACGAATTATAGCCAAGTTGTGCGTCTGGGAACTTGTTGTGAAGCGAACCCTCAACATACCATTGTCTCATCTGTAGTATAGTTTGTAGTGGGCCAGCCCCTGATATTATAACATCGTTAAGTTGCCATGCTTTTTCTGTCTTCCATTGGGCAACGCCATCAGTAGCGGCAACATCAGTAGCTAGGGTGACGCCATCCCATACAATGACTGTCATTACCTTCGCCCATGCAGTACACCCCACAAGTAGCTGTCCAACTTAGCGGCATAGTGGCTAATGCGTAGCAGTATTTTTCTTATCATAACGAAGTCCTTTTAAATTTTTGTATAGTGTTCCAGTTGATAGCTTTGTTGTCACTCTTTAACACAACATCTTCAAAAGTCTGACCTTCCATCTTCTTAGCCACACTCTTCTCACGTTCTTTAACGTCCTTGATATGCTTAGGCCAGCCAGAGTTATCTTCTTTCGTTCTTCTTGGCATCAGTCCCACCTATAAAAAATATGGTTCTCTATTTGCACTACTCTGGTCTTAACCATTGCCCAGTCAGGGTGTACACTTGTTGCATGGTAATGAGTTGCACCATCTGTTTGGTCTAGCCACACCCCTGCAAGTACATGGCTTGCAATATCAACTGCAAAGCTAAACGCTTCCTCGTTTTCAGGGTCATCTGATTTGCCATCACAGTAAAAAGAAAACTGGCATTGATCTCTGTAAACTATATCCGTAGGCTTACTACCAAGTCTCCCTTGTGTTATAACTTCGCACACATCATTGGGATACCGTTCATCCCAAACCCTATTCATAACTACGTTGGCTACAGCAAGTTGTCCAGCTAACGGCTCGGCTCTTGCCTCGAAGTATATGGCTACCGCCATACAAGCTAATGAAGAAAGCATATTCCCCTCCTAATCTGTTACCTCATCTTCTATATCTAATAAGTCTTCATCATAATACCTGTTACGGTTATTGCGCTTACCTAACACAACAAGTTCTCCGTACATATTACGCTCCTCGTTACGTCCGTGATGTTCTCTACGTTTCTCACGCTCAGATGAGTTTGCAAAATATATACTACGTAATATTCCTGATATGTATGTCATTACTTTACTTCACCGTCAAGTTATTTGTCTACCAAACACACCATAGCTTGAGCGATAGTGTGTACTTTGGGTGTTAAACACAGTGTCTACATTGGCAAGTACCATACTATCAGTTGGCTTTGTCTGGTTCCAGCTTAATGCGGTGGTCTGGACTAGTAGCTTGAGCAAGTTAGGGGGGTACTCCTCGGTACGCAGACACTCCAGAACTTGTTGTGTTATCTCAGGCGAGTCCCACTTTGGAAGGCTCTGAGCGTACCGCCAATTTCCAAAGTTATTTGCTTTACGTTCTTCTGCAACTTCTTCTATGTACCCTTGCAATGCACCTACTTTAGCCCTTGCCTTCAGTCCTTTCTTGAACCGCTTCACATCACGTAGCCATTGCTTGCGAACCTCTGGTATAACAGTGTCAAGTAAGTCAGGTCTTGGGTTGAGGCAAGTGCGTGTAGGCAAGTTGAATTGTATACCCTTAAAGTATTCAAGAGTTTTGGAAGCGTCGTACTTGGGAACGTGCGTAAAATTACTACCCATATAAGACACACTGAAACATGATTCAGTCAGCGTGTATATACCCTTACGTTTACGCTGTAGCATAAGCGGAATGATCTTGAATAGAACACAAACCAAAGAAGAGTTTATATCTAAAAGCTCTTGGGTTGACATTGTGAACGTGACTGTATCTGTCTCGTCTATCTCGAATAGTCTTATGTTACCACAACTAACAGTGTACAAGTCGTTTACAGCAGGTTTGTATGCGGTCCTGTGCTTGTGCATCCTGTAACCACCGGGTAAAGGCTTGCCTTTTGTCTCCGAACGGCAGGTATTGAATAGATCAACGCAGTCTGAATAAGATGTTAAGTTTACTGGTCTCATGTTTAGTTCTCCTATCTGGTAAGTTTGGCTAGTGTGGAAGCGGCAGTCATTGCTGTTAGATCAATCTCCTCAACAGAAAGAGACTTAGCTTTACGTTCTACAATTTGTTTGTGTCGTTCTTGTTTATCTTGTGGAACTAAGTCCCATAATGGAGGCCATGCTTTTAAAGCAGGGGCTAAAGTAGTGTATGTATCCATGATTTTATTAACACCACTAACGAAAGCTGATCTTTCATCTTCGAGCCTACGTATGGCATCACAGTACTTCTTGTACTCCGCTCTGAATGTATCCCATCGAGTATCAGAAGGGTCAAGAGTCCATCCATTATAGGTACGAGACTCACCCATTAGCCCGTGTAGTTCTGCTTCTATCTCATTAGGAATAGGTGCAGAGTTAGTTAGTTTCATCCTAACAGTATAGTTATCTTTGGCATGCCACACGCCCTCCTGACTGCCAAATCCTCTTATGTCTATGTCATTACTGCGACGAAAGTAACTTTTTGGTAGCGATTGCATAGCAGTCTTATGATCTTTAAACACCCCATCATAGACTGTCTGCCCCCAAGTATCAGGGTGGTTCTTCTGTGCTTCCTCCATCCTATCACTGAACAAACGCTTTGCGTTGTTAATGATATCACTTCTAAGTTCACCACTAAATCTAACTGTAGCCATATTATTTACTCCTACTTGTTTGTGTTACATGGACATCCCCATTGGAATCCATACTTACTTTCATTGAATTGTCAGCTAGACCCATGATGGTGTCTGCAAACCTATCCAATGCCTTACGTTGTTTGTGTATGACAGCTTGTTGCACTACGATAAACGCTATCGCTAGTACCAAAGCAAAGACTGCTACTTCATATGTGTACATCACATCATCACCACTTCACCGAAGGGGGTAGCATCCCCATCTCTGCCATTGGATACCCACAGTACAGGGTAGCTGGGAGCAGAGCCGTAGTCATTGCAGTACAGATCAGTAAGAACAACACAGGCCACAGGCTCAATGCCACGCTTCTCGATCTCTGCAAAGATAGGACTGAACGCAGTACCACCGCCACCATGCGGTGCAATACGTATCTCATCATCCCGTGCAAACTCATCGACATGGGACACTTCACTATCGAAGTACACCACTGTAATCTTAGAGGGGTGCTGGTCCTCATGGATAGTCTTAACCTCAGCGGCAAACTGCGCTATCACATCGTCACTGATAGAGCCACTGCAATCCACCGCTACAACAAGTTCTCCCATAGCTTCACCATCTCTGCTTGGAAGGTATAGCCCTTGGCTTATGAAGCGGCGGTTAGGTCTTGACCATGTACGCCAGTCAGTCTTGGCCTTCTCGACAAAGCGTTGCAGTACATCACGCCAGTCTACCTTGGGGTTGAGTACCTCATCGACTAGCCTCTCCATACCAGCGGATAACTTGCCCATCATCTTGGCGGCTTGAGCCGCTTGAGCAACCTTGACTTTCCACTCGCCAGCCTGTTGTTCCTGTTCCTGTTGTGTACCCTTGGCATCCATACAGTCATCCATGCCAGAGCCAGTACCCTCATAGCTCCCACCAGCATCTCCATCTTCATCTTCTTCTGGTAAAATGCTGTAGATACCATCACTAGTACCGCCCCCATCGGCATAGATATCCTCATCGTACAGGCCACAGTCAGGCATCTTACCCACCTTGTCATCAATCAATAGCTTGTTGATAACGTAGTCACCTGCATGGTTCCAACGCTTGTGAGTACGTTCGTGCCGTCTGTAATTATGCTCAAGCATGGGGTGCATACACTCATGGGCAACAAGGAATAGAAGCCCCTCGTCTGTCAAGGTGTCACAGAAGTCAGGGTTGAACATCACCCTACTACCATCGGTAGCCGCAGTAGGTATCTCATTGGTAATCTGGAACGGCATATTCATGGCGATAGTACCAATGAATGGATGCTCTAGGATCAAGGAAGTCTTAGCCTTGGCTAGTCGTTTCTTGAGCTTCTCAGTAACCGCATCAGTCAGCGGCTCTGCAACTTGTTGTGCTACGCTACTCATCGTTATCGTACCCCTCTTCAATGCTAATGTCATATTCAATACCGACTAGTATTTTAGCCAGCAACTTGGTGTCCATGTTAGAAACAAGATGCTCAATCAGATCACCCTTGTTAAGATCGTGCATCCTGTCATCCCACACAGCCATAGCTATTGGATATTCTTCCTTAAGAATGTTGAACTCATCCAATGTCATTACAATCCTCCCATAAATACAGCCATCTTATCCATGATAGCCTTGGCTTCATCAGCAGTATCCTGTCGTAATACTGGGTCATTACGCAGAGCATCAGGGTGATAGCTCACCAACTTGTTCTGCATCTCCAATCGCATAGTCTCAAGGTTAGGGTCATCTGTAAAGTTAAGCCGTGTCAATAGCTCACAGGTATCCTGTGCATCCTTGTAGGTAGATGTATTGAACGTGTTCTTGGGGTCAGCCAGTCTGCCCTGTAACCACGACACCTTGTCATACAACCTCTGCCATACATCCTTGATAGCGGCTGTTGATGCCTCCTTGAGGTCAGCTTCTAGCTCAGACTTCATACTCTCAAACTCACCAGCAACAAGTTCTACTCTGAAGTCACCAGCCGTAGGTACAGGTAGCACCTTCAAGTCCATCTTGAACTTGCTGGCTATCTCATCCACATCAGGATAGTCGTTGGGGTTGTATAG